TAACACTGGGAGGATTGAAGTTATCGATGCCATTGAAGATTGGGATCTTAGCTTTAACGACGGAAATGCGATTAAATATATTGCGAGACATAAATACAAAGGCAATTCCGTACAAGATATTGAAAAGGCTATTTGGTATCTCCAGCGACACTTAAATAATTTGAGGGAAAAGAATAAATGATCTCAAAATACTTTCGAAAGTGGAGGTCATATCTGACAGAAGGAAGCCTCTCAGATTATGATACTGGCGGCGCCACAAAGCTTTATCATTTTTCTAGAGCGGACTCAGATACGATCTCTTTAGATCCGAACTATTTCTTATCACATCGTAATTCTTACTCCAAGAGAGAATACGAGAGATCGCAGGTACCCAGGACATTTTTCTATGTTGATCTAGCTCATGCGGAAAGAATAGTTGAGAGCGGTCGAAATCTTTATTCGGTCACAGTACCACACGGTGATATATATGATCTTAAACGAGATCCAGATGGCATCTTGCAGGCTTCAAAGCCTCCGGGTGCGTTTTTCATAGATTTTAATAAAGTATTCGAAACAATAAAAGAAAACTATAAAGGAGTTTTCTATGACACAGGTAACTTCGATGTAGTTGCTTGGTTCGAACCCATTCAGGCCAACAAGGAGGTGCAATGAAAAAGGGAGATGTAGTTTACAACGAGTATCATGGTATTCGTAGGTACGGTATAGTTGAGAAAAAGACCATAAAGGACGACGGCTGGGGCTACTGCACAGTCAACTGGTTTAATGACGAGATATATGAGAACAGGATGTCCGAACGTCAAAAGCTGACTAATGGCAAGGACTGGAGCTTAAAAGACTACAGGGTAGATATGCTGTTGAGAATCGACCTTCACAAAGAACTGTCGACTCTTGAAGACATCAGGCATGAATTAAATACGAGAGGTTACAGTGAAAATTAGAGAGTGTCTGTCTTTTGACGACGTGTTATTGGTGCCAAAATTTAGCATGCTAGGCAGCAGAAAGGATGCAGATCTTTGGACAAATTTTATGGATGGTTGTGATCTGGAGTTGCCAATTATATCCAGCCCGATGGATACGGTGACTGGCACGGACATGGCACTAGCCATGAATAGCAGCGGTGGTATGGGAATCGTGCACAGATATAATACTATCGAAGAGCAAGCCGCCATGGTGACCGAGTTAAGCGAAGCGGGGGTTGATCCTATTGCCGTTGCAATCGGCGCTACGGGAGACTTCTTCGAAAGAGCAAGGGAGCTTGTTAGCAGGGGTGCAAAAGTTCTATGTGTAGACATCGCTCATGGTCACCACTTGCTGTTGCGCAACGCGCTGAGTGCGCTAAAGAACGAATTCGGTGCCGACGTGCACTTGATGGCTGGAAACGTTGCAACTCTTAACGCATTTAATGACGTCTCAGACTGGGGCGCAGATAGTATTCGTGTGGGAGTTGGTGGTGGCTCATGTTGTTCTACAAGAATCACAACAGGACACGGAGTGCCAACGTTTCAATCCATATTGGACTGCAGCGAGTCAGATCGTGACGCCCTTATTATTGCTGACGGAGGCATTAAGAACAGCGGAGATATTGTTAAGGCTTACGGTGCAGGTGCTGATTTTGTTATGTTGGGGTCTTTGCTAGCTGGCACTGACGAGGCGCCCGGTGATATCACAACAAACGTTTCTGGAGAGAAGTACAAATACTTTAGAGGAATGGCCTCGCGCAAAGCGCAGGTTGAGTGGCGAGGATGGTCTTCAACACCAGAGGGTGTCTCGACGATGATTCCGTACAAGGGTCCTGTTGGAGACATACTAGCAGATCTTCGAGGGGGCATCGCTAGCGGTGTATCGTATTCTGGAGCTTTTGGCTTAAAAGACCTTCGAAGGAACGTTGAATTCATCAGGCAAACCTCGGCAGGTATGTCAGAGAGCAGGGCGCATATTCTTGGGGGTGGTCAATGAAGTGGATAGTATTGGCAGCTTTACTTATATCCTGCAACGAGCCGAGAGTGTACGAATGCAGCGGCTGGGAGAAAAGGATGTGCTTGTGTCCTAGTGGCGAGGAGGGTGATCAAAAATGCTCCAGCGGACCAGCATTCAACGACCCTCCTCCGCCGCGAGAGTGGCTGTTTTGTAGTTGTTGTTTTGACACAAAGAGGGATGATCACGGTGTGTACTATATTAATCAAAACGATGCATCGGGCTGTTGGGACGATGTGTATGATCCCTCTGTCAGCTCCTTAAAAGACTCGGAGGCACAGCAGTGAGAGATCCCTCTGTGCCAGATATGAAAGAAAGAAAGAAGTTAATGTTTTACGACACAGAAAAGCGCCAGGCTGATCTGCGTGTGAGGCTAAAGTTTGACGGACTAAATCAGGCTCAGTTCTTTCGAGCTTTTATAACCGGCTACTTGGATAAAGACGAGAGAATAATAGATTACATAGATGATTATAAAAAGAAATGTGGAGTGCATAATGAAAAGAAGCGCTCCGATACAAAGAAGTTTATCAAGAAAGGAAAAAATATGGAATCAGAATTTGCTTTAAATAAGAATGAAATAGAAGATATATTTGATATATTAGAGGAGCATACAGAGCTATGAAATGTTTACGAGATTGCATAAAGAAGAAGAAAGCATGTCAGCAGTCTGACTGTAGACACTGGATAGATTATGAGAAAGATCTAAATTGTGTGCATCAAACTGTTGATAAGTGCGGACCTTTAACTCTGAGGGAGACAGCCGAAAGATTAAAACTAAGTTTTGTTAGGGTTAAACAAATAGAAGACGCGGCTTTGAAAAAGTTGATTAAAAAATGTTTGGCTGCGGGCTTGGATCTCGAAGAGACCAAAGATCTTTTAGATAGCATAGCCCCAAGCAAATCCGCTGATTTTCAATGATAATAAAAATGTGCTTTTCTAATGTGTCAATACTATTTACGTTATGAATTAGCATGTTTTTCTAATCTAGGAGAGTGAACACATGAGCAAGAAAAATATTATATCAGAAAGCGCAGTTAGACGCTTCATGAAGTTGGCCAACGTGGGTACCCTATCGGAGACGTTTGTTGACCGTATGAGAGAAGAAGAGATGCCAGAGGAAGATCCGATGGCAGCAGATGAGCCAATGCCCGAAGAAGAGCCCATGCCTGAAGAGCCCATGCCTGAAGAGCCAATGGAAGGTGGCGGAGACATGGATCCCGTTGATCTCGTTAGCGACATCACCAGTGCAATTGTGCAGCACTTCCAAGACAAAGGCGTAGATCTTAGTATCGACGTGGCAGAGGAAGGCGAAGAGGGCGCCGGCGAAGAGATGCCTATGGATGATGATCCTATGGGTGATGAACCTCCTGCAGAGGAGGAGCCAGGTGAAGAGCCAGACCTTATGGAAGACGATGAACTCACGGAGGACGACGAGCTTACGGAAGAGGAAGACATTGATGGCATGCTTGAGCAGGCTGGAGTCACCTTGCAGGAGCTTGATGACGACCTTATTAATGAAGTGACTCTCCGTGTGGCAAAGAGACTTATTGAAGCCACAAAGAAATAAGGGAAAATTATCTCTTGACTTTTTAATAAAACCTGCTTATAATATAGGCAGGTTTTATTTTATGTATAATCTACGGAGCACACATGTTAACAGCAGCAATATTGTTTTTTGGCGGAGTGATCGCACACAAATTTGCTAGTTACATTTTCGATCTTTCAAAAAGAATATCATACTATAACAATGCGATCTTTTCTTCTTTAAGGATGATGAAGTATGTTGACGATACGATACGCGCTGCCTTAGCTGGCAAGTACGCTTTGATGTCCGAGGGCGGAATGTCAGATGAGCAAGTAGAAAAAGAAAAGGAAAAAGACGAAAAGGTTGTTGAGTTTTGGAGAAACATCTCCATCGTAAACCTTGTGGGCTCGGTGCCCAAAAAATATCGTGCAGTTCTTAAATTTAAGAATTGGAATCAGGCGATGAGAATTTTAGATAAAGCCGTGGAAGCGGCCGCAAAACAAGAGAGTAAATAATGCCAAGAAAAAAGAAAGAAGAAAAGAAAGAGGAAGAAGAGAAGAAAGACTCTGCAGAAAAGGTTGAGCCAGAGGAAGACGAAACCCTCCCTCTGCTTTTAAACTTAAGCGACATGATGCTTCCTCCAGAGGAGCCTAAGCCTAAGATTCGAAAGGTTGCTTTGTTTGGAGACGTAAAAGAGGACAAAAGCGCTGAGATTATATATTCGATGCACCTCTATAAAGAGTCTGGCAAGAAGGCGTCTCTTAAAAACCCAGATGATCCTGAGTCGGACATAGTTGAGACTTATGAACCATTTGAGTTTATTGTGTCTTCCTACGGAGGCTCCGCCGTAGATATGTTTGCCATCTATGATTCGATGCGTCTGATTAAAGATGACTGTGAAATACACACTGTTGGTCTTGGAAAGGTGATGTCTGCTGCGGTCCTCCTGTTAGCAGCCGGAACCAAAGGTCAGCGCAAGATTGGCGCCAACTGTAGGCTAATGATTCATGGTGTCATCTCCGGACAACAAGGGCACCTCGACGATCTTG